ACAGTAACTACGATATGCTTAACAAACAACAATCATAATTATGCCAGGACACGACAAAATTAAAGAAAGTGAGTCAGGTAAAGTACCCGCTTACAAAGGTGGTTTTCCAAGAACACAATATAGTAAATCTCCATATACAAAAGAGATATTAGACTCAGCAATTAGAAGAGATAGTACTTTTTTAGAGAACGAAGGGTCTTTTAGCAAGTTTTTTAGACAAGCTTTTGAAGATGGTGTAATACCAACTGTTGAGGACAAGCTTCAAATAAACAGAGAGTATAGAGATAAGATGGGCTTTAAGGTTGGAGGAAAAATAGCTGACGAAGACTTAGGAAATATGAAAGCTAAATTTGGAATGTTAGGCAGAACTTTTAAAACAGACTAATATGCATTGCAAAGGCAAAAAAAATTCATTTGGAGGTAGAAAAAGCTCATTCAAAGCACATCAAGGGTTTAAACACGTACCTCTGAATGACCCAGACGGAACTAGAGGAGGTTCTCCAAACAACCCTAGTTTGATGAATCCAAACCAGATGACTCAAAACAGAATGCTTAACAGCGCTGTAAATGCAAGTTCATCTTCACAAGGGACAGGTGGCACAGGTGACAATCGTACTCTTGCTGGTGCTGCTGTTGGGTTAGGCGGAGCTTATCTTCTATACAAAGGTATAAAAGGCTTAGCTGGTAAAATCAAGGAAAACCCTAGATTTCAAGGTAGTTTATTAGGAACCTCCAATGAGCCTAGATTAGCTGCAAAAGCAGAAAGAGACAGACTAAGACAGGCAAATAAAAACAGAAGATACGCTACTAATAAAGACGGCAGCTTAAAACCAGGTTTCGTAAAAATGCCTGATGGCTCTATAGAAAAAAAGGTTGATGCTCCTATACAAAAAATGGAAACAAAACCTGTAAAGTTAGAGGCTTTTCCTGGAGAAAATGACGAAGGGTTAATGAAAAAAAACAAAATGAAAGAGGCGACTCCACCTCCTCCACGAGATAAGCCGTTCAAGAAGACAGGAGCGCAGAGGCGAGAAGATAGAAAAAGGGATAATCTGCTAAATCAAATAGAAAAGCTAGACGAAGGAAAAGGGCCTATTGCTAGAAGACGCAGAAGACAAGAGAAAAAACAAGAAAAAAATAAAAAACAAAACCTCAAGGACGCTGGGATATTTAAGTCTAAAAAAAAATACGATAAACTTAAGAAAAAAGCCGATGCAGGTAATAAGAAAGCGCAACAACAAATATCAATGCTTGACCCAAGAACTGGTAAGCCACCAACTTTTGAACGTGGAAATAGAGCAGAGTTTGCTGCTGGAGCTTTGTTAACTGCTGCTGCACCTATGCTTAAAAAAGCTGCTGTAAGTGCTGTTGCCAATGTGGCTGCTAAAAAATTGATGCCAGAGAAAGAAGCATCAAAAGGTTTTAAAACTATGATTAATAATTTGCCTTCGGGCTCATCAAACAGAAAATAATATGTGTAGTATATTTTGTATTTTAGGCGGCGGCGGCTGCGGTTGTGGAGGAAAATAATGAAGACACTGTTTAAGATAGAAAAGGATGGTAATGTTTTGCTACAGGACCAAACGATAGCTCTTTCACCAGAGCTTTTCGCTTTATATAAACATAAAGACTACGGAAGTAGAGCTATCAGGTGGATTGTAAGTATGTATGACTACAATAGCCCGTATAGAAATCTACCTGAGTCTGAGAGAAAACAAGAGGTAACTTATGATGTTTACAGAAAAAAAAGTCATTACTTGCTTGAAAAAGAAATAGTAAGGGTCGCTGCTGATAAGTATAAAAAACTGCAGTACGACCCTTTATTAGAACAGTATAGCGTCTTCAACGAGAAGATGGCTCAGTTTAATGAGTATGTGAAAAACATGCCTATTACAGGAGATAACGCTACTGAGCTGCAAAAGGTAATGCTAGGTATAGATAAAATTATGGAGGCTAGGGAGAAGTTAAGAAAAGTTATCATAGCGAGAGGCGAGGAAGACGACACAATACACGGAGGTGGTGAACTTTCGTTCTTAGAAATGATGTAATTTGGCAGTATACAATCCCATAGCGAAAAACGGTATACCTGAGATGAAATATGGCTCAGCGGAATATTTACGTTTTTGGAACAAAGAAGTAGATAGATGTAAGAATGGCTACAAACCATCAAACGGTGTTTGGATACCAGGAAGCTATTATTTCTACTTGAACTATGCTAGTATATTGTCTAATAAAGAGGGTGCTGGTAGAAAATCTCTCAATCATCCTGACTACAGAGACCAAGACCACGAGTATTTTAGTTTGATAAATCAAGCAAAAGAAGAGGGTAAAGGTCTTATAGTTTTGAAAGCTAGGGATAAAGGGTTCTCTTATATGAACTCTGGTCTAGCATTATGGGAGTGGACGTTCTTTAAAAATAATGAAATAGGTGTAGGTGCTCCAACGCCAGCTTACGTGGCTGCAATGAGGACTAAAATAAACAATATGTGGAACGATATGCCGCCTGAGTTTAAGTTGAGAAAAGACTTAAAAGATAACGAAAAGACTATGATGTCTGGTTATCAAATCAAAGAAAAGGGAGTTTGGACAGAAAAAGGTAATCGTTCTATAATGCACTTTAGAACAATGGACAACCCAGATATGTTCAGGGGTGAGCGTTTATCTATGATGATACTCGATGAGGCTGGTGAGTTTAAGCAGCTTATTAGAGCATATATGGCATCACAAGCTTGTTTTATGGATGGTGCTGTACAGTTTGGTGTTCCGATTATTGGTGGTACATCAAACACTATGAGAGCAGGTAACGATGATTTTATGGAGTTGTTTTATGAGTATGAGAAATATAACTTACTACAGCTGTTTATACCAGCTAGTAAAGTATATCACGGATTCTTTGACCATAAAACAGGAGAGTCTGATACTGTAGGAGCTCAAGAAGATATTGAGTTAAGAAGAGAAAGACTAAAAGGTGGTAAAGATAAGTCTGCATATTATCTATATGTACAAGAATATCCATTGTCGCCAGAAGATGCTTTTATGTCTACCAACAAATCTTTGTTAGATATAGAGGCTATAAATAACCAAAGAGCAACACTATTAGCAAATGACAAGTACAAAAACATGGTTAGCACAGGAGACCTCGTGTGGGTATCCGAAACAACTGATGCTACCAAAAACATGGTGGAATGGGTGCCAAACCCTGATGGGAACATACAAATATTGTTACACCCAGAAAGAGATTTAAAATATTTAGATGTTGGAGGTGTAGATAGTTACTACCAAGAAACATCAAAAACCTCTGATTCTAAGGGTGCTTGCATAATTTATCGTAGATTTGTAGGCATGGAGTCAATGGGTGAACTTCCAGTATGTGTGTATAATGATAGACCATATACGAAAGAGGAGTTCTATGATACTTGTTTGAAGATAGCTGTATATTATAATTCAGAGCTTCTTGTCGAGTACACCGATGAATTATTCTTTAAATACTTTGAAGGAAGAAATGCTTTTAGATATTTAAAGAGAAGACCAAGGGCTGCAGATTCACCCTGGTCAAGAGTTACAAACAGATTTGGAGTGCATATGAAGTCATTCCAGAAAAATTTGGTAACAGAGCTTTTGGACGATTATGTAAAAAAGAACGCGCACAATATTATGTTCTTAAACTTACTGGACGACTTAAGCGTATATGGATTTAAAAACACTGACCTTGCTATGGCTTTTGGTTTGTGTTTAATGCACGACATGGATAACTCTAATGTGATGATAAAAAACGAAATAGACGATAATAACTTTTTTCAAATACCACACTTCAAAAAACAAGGCGGTATTATTAAACCTATATATTAATGTATTTTCCAAAGCAAAACATACCAGACGAACAGAAGGACAAGAAGTGGTGTTCAGAGATGATAGACGCTGTTATCAAATATCACGGTAATAGTGTTAGAACATCTAGAGAAAGAAGAAAGGACTATGACAACTATATGTTGTTTAACGGTCTTTTTGACCAAAGACAGTTTGAATACATTACAAACACATATGGTTTAGCTACACCAGCTAGGCTAGTAAACTACCCGATAATACAACCAAAGGTGGACTTAATGGTTGGAGAATTCGTAAACCAACCTCTAAAGTTTTCTGTATACACCATAAACAAGGATGCTGTTTCTAGAAAGCTTACAGAAAAATCTGAGATTATGGCAGAGTTTTTACTTGCTCCTGTAATTAAAGAGATAGAGGAGTCTATGGGTGGTCAAGAGACGGGAGCTGGTAACGTACCTTTAGATGCTATACCAGAAGATATAGAGATGTTTTTTTCAAGAAGCTACAGAGAGAACGTAGAGTCTATGGTTTATCACGGATTAAATTATCTAAACTATAAGTATCACAACAAAGACATATTCAAGAGAGGTTTATATGATTTGTGTATAACGGGTAAAACATTTTACAAAACAGAAATTGTAAACGGAGACCCTAGAATCAGAAGAATAGACCCAAGAGCTTTGTTATATGATAACAACAATGATAGTGAGTATCTGGATGATGCACAGTGGGTGGCAGAAGAAAGATATATGACAATCAATGAAATCATAGACGAGTTTAGAAATGAACTTACAAGAGAAGATATATCTAAGCTAGAAGACATAAGACAGTCTTCACAAAGCCAGATAGCTGAAAGATATACAAACCCAACATCCTGGTATTTTCAAGAGCAGGGTGACTATGGTTCTTCTACAAGAATTAAAGTTATACACTGTGAGTGGAAGTCTATTAGAACAATGAGAGTAAAGCTTAGCCCAAACAAGTTTGACCCAGACACTCCTTTTGTTAAGATTTTACCAGACAACTATAGACCAAGAAAGAGCGATACAATAGATTATAGAGCTATAACAGACATATGGGAAGCTACTAGAATCGGGCCAGACATCAATATAAGATGTAGAAGAAGACCAAATCAAATAAGATTTGAAAGAGATTTAGCAAATACGAAGCTTAGTTATGTAGGAGCTATTAGAAATAATATAGATGGCTCTACTATTAGTGTTGTAGATTCTTTGAAAAACATACAGTTACTTTATAATGTTGTAATGTTTCATATTGACTTAGCTATGGCTAGAGCTGGTGGTAAATCAGTTGTATATGATACATCACAAGCTCCACAAGGTATGGACTTTGCAACAGTAATGTACCACGTAAAAAACAGTGGTCTAATACCTATTAACTCAAAACAAGAGGGTAATCAGCCTCAAACATTTAATCAGTTTCAGCAAGTTGACTTTACTTTATCAAACTCTGTACAGCAGCTTATTAACCTTAAGATGATGTTAGAGGATACTGCAAACAAGATAACAGGTATCAATAACGAAAGACAAGGTGTAATGAAAGGGTATGAAGCTGTAGGTTCTGCTGAAAGAAGTGTATTCCAATCAAGCTTAGTTACACAGCCTCTGTTTCATATACATAGTAAGGTTATAGAAAAGTGCATGAACAATCTAGCTAATCTTATGAAGATATGTTGGAACAAAAAAGACTCTATGTCTTATATACTAGGAGACAATAATATGCAGATATTTGACGTAGATGAAAGTTTATCTTACGATGAGTATGGTGTCTTTGTAACATCTAGCACTACAGAGTCATCTAAAAAGAAAGTTATAGAAGGTTTAGCTGCAAACGCTTTATCTTCTGGTCAAGTAGACTTCTTACAGATGATTAAGGTTGTAAACGCAGAGAGCGCTAGTGATGCAGAAACTGTTTTAGAAATGGCTATTCAAGAGATGAAGAAACAACAACAAGCGATGCAACAGCAACAGGCTCAAGCACAACAAGCGGCGGCTGAAGCGCAACAACAGAAGACTCAAGCAGATATGCAGATGGCTCAAGCAGCAAACGATACTAAGATTAGAGTTGCTCAAATCAATGCAGATGGTGCTGTTGAGAAAACCAAAGTACACTCAGAAAGTCAAGAAGATATAACCTCATCAAAAAACAAAGCTAAAATTAACGAAGAGTTCCTTAAAAACAGTTTGGGACGATAGTTGATTTATGACAACTTTTTTAGTAAATTGCAAAAAAATATGTTATGGAATTAGAACAAGAAAACAACTTAGAACAGACAGTTGATACAGTTGAGCAAACTGTAGAACAGCCTGTAGAACAAACGCAAGAAAATGAACCACAAGAGCAAGATTTTGACGCATCGTCGTTCGTCAACAATGAGTTTGAAGCTCCAGAACAAACGGAAGAGACGGTTGTTGAAGAAACTGTACAGGAAGAGCCAGTTGCAGAAACGCAAGAAGTACAAGAAGATGAAGCTCAACCTGATTTGGAAGAAACTACAGAATCGAGTTCTGATGATAATGCTGAAGAATTTACCGAGTGGGTTTTACAAGACTCGCCTGAGGCTAGCGAAGATGTTGAAACAGGCATTGAACCACCTCAACTTGAATTAGAGGACGAGCCACAGGTAGAAGAAACACAAATAGAACAAACTCCAGAATGGCAGTTAATAGCTCAAGAGCTAGGAGTAGAAGCAACTAGCAGAGAAGAACTGATACAAGGTATCGTTCAGACTGTTAGCGAAGCTAAAGAACAAGCGTCGTTTGGAGAAGACAAAACAATAAAAACTCTGAAACAATTCGTTGATATGGAAGACGAAGGGTTGATGAAAGCAGAGTTAAAAAGACAAGGCTTTACAGATGAAGAAGTTCAAGACGAAATAGATGTTTTGAACGACAACAGGCTTCTCAAGAGAGAGGCTAGAAAAGTCAGAAAGAGTTTGCGTGACGCTATGACGAACCACGCAAAAGGCTTGCAACAACAAGCCCAGCAAGAGGAAGCTCAAAGAGCTCAGAGTATTGCAGATAACCGTAAAGAACTATGGGGTTTATTGTCAAAGACAGATACTATGTTCGGCGGTAAAATCAACAACGGTCAAAAAGAGGCACACTACAAGTATATTGCTAGTGGCAACTTCTTTGACGAAATTAACAAGTCTCACGATAATGTTGTCAAAGCAGCATGGCTTTGGAAATATAGAGACCAAATAATTAAAAACATGGAAAGTAGCGGATATGAAAAGGGAAAAAAGAAGGTCTTAGATTCGCTTACAAATCCTGAGGTTTCAAAGTCTACACCTGTTCCTGAACCGAGCACTGGAGATTTTAATCCGAAGAGTTTCTTGTATGATGAGTCTGGACAATTGTAAAATTTTTAAAACTATTAACTCATTATGAAAATTTCTAGAGGAACTTACGATAGTTCCACATCAGAATCGAATGCGTTGGTAACCAACTTGTTGAAATACCCTGAGATTTCTAAGACGTTAATCCGTCAGTTTCCTCAGTACTCTTTGACTTACTTCACAGAAGGTACAGGTCGTTGGGCTAAAGAATCACTAATTGGTCACAATAAATTCGAATGGTTTATCCAAGGACGTTTAAATCGTCCATCACATTTAGTGTCAATCGACGCTGATACTACACCAGCATCAAACACATTTGCAGCAGGTGTACAAGCTACAATTACAGTAGAAGAGGATTTTTTAAATCCTAATGACGTTATCCGTTTAGCTGACGGCTCCCAGTTCGTTTTAGTATCTGGACCAGCTGCAAACGGCGCTAACTACGATTACTCTGCTGTACCTCTTAACAGCGACCAAACAACTACTTTAGGTGCAGAGGTTGTTGCTAATTCTATTGTAGGTACTGTAGGTTCTGCATTCCCAGAAGGGTCTAAGCAAGGCTACGAGAACCACGTATATCCAGACAAGTATGTGAACTTTTTAACTACTTTCCGTAAGGCTAAGACAGTTACAGGTTCTGCTTTGACTGATATTACTTGGATTGAAAATAACGGTCAGCGTTTGTGGTACTTCACAGACATGGATAACGTTATGAATGAATTCTTATACCAAAAAGAATTAGCTTTCTGGTATGGTAAATCATCTATGGATGCTACGGGCAACAACTACGCTCAAGGTATCGTAACTGGAGACGGTCTACTTTCTCAAGTATCTGGTTCTAACACTGCTAACTACGGTGGTATGACTTTGACTGAGAAGCAACTTACTCAGTTCTTGGCTGACTTATCTTACAACTCAGGAGCTAAAGAAGGACGTTACATGATGTTCACAGGAACAGGTGGTCGTCTAGCATTCCACGAAGCTATGAAAGAATTTGTTAAATCAGGTTCTGCATTAGTATATGACGTAGACGCTGGTCGTGACTTAACTGTTGGTGTAAACTATACATCATACGTTGCTTTAGGTATGGAAATCATGTTGGTACATTGCCCATTATTTGATGACCCGAACTTACACTCTGAATTAGACCCTGTTTCAGGATTCCCTAAAGAGTCGTTTAGAATGGTCTTCCTTGATATGGGTGTACAAAACGGAGTATCTAACATCGAAGTGAAAACTAAAGGTGCTGGTGGTATTGACCGTGGTATGATTATCAAGTATTTACCTGGTATGGTAAATCCTTTTGACCAGAAATCAATGATGGCTACATCTGCTTATGACGGCTTCCAAATGGAAATGCTTTCTGAAAGTGGAATTATTGTACGTAATCCATCATCTTGTGGTCAATTACTATTTTAATAACAAAAACTGAAAGATATGGCAATTAAAGAAAAAGTTGAAATTAGGTTTACAAATCCTAAGAAAACTAACAGTGTGACGTGTAACCCTTATTATGACACAGATGGTACTTATCGTGAGATTAAAACTCCAGAAGGTATCGCTCGTTCAATAAGACAAACTACGTCAAAAAAAGTTCTCGACCTTGGCGTGAAAGCGCATAGAGAAGAGTATGAATTTTTAAAGGACCATCCATTTGTTGTGGGTAAAGAGCCTTTGCTAAAAGTTGTAAACAACAAGATAGAGTCTGAAAAGACAATATCTACATTTGATTTACAGTTTGAAGCTCTAAAGGTTGTTAAAGACTTACAAGGGGATAAGCTTGCTGACTTTGCAAGAGTGAGTGGTATTACTACTACAAACACTTCACAGACAGTTATTAAAGCTAAACTCTATGAGATGGCTGAAAAATATCCTAATAAACTCATCGCTATGTGGGACGACAAGGATAGAGCTATAAAAGCATTGTTACATAAAGGACGTGAGAGCGGAGTATTTAAGGTTGACAATAAGACAAAAGCTTGGAAGTATAACCAAGAGTCTATAGGTACAACATTAGAGCACGCTGTCCAGTGGATTAAGGACAACAAGGATTTAATGCCATCTATCAGAAAACAACTAAAGGCATAATATGACCTTTGGAGAGATGCATAATCTTGTCGACACTTTGCTCGACAAAGCACAGACTGCTTATTTTGAGCCCAGTGAGAAGGACGAGTTCCTTACACTGGCTCAGAACGAGCTGCTAAAAAATAAGTACAAGCTTTTTGAGGTAAACGAAAAGCGTAGAGAGGATTTATTGCCTCTTGTTAGACAGTTTGTTTTTAACGGTAACGTATTAAATTTGGATTCGGTAGATGACTTTTTCTTAGTTTTATCACTAAGAGGAGACTTTGAGATATGTGGTCAAACAGAAACGGTAGCATTGAGACCTAGAAAGTTTGATGAAATATACAATACATCTGATGACCCTTTTAACAGGGTTGATGATGACCATCCAGCTTATGTGCAATACCACAATGGAGTAAACAATATAATTGAGGTTAGACCAACTACGCAAGCTTTAACAAACGGAGAGCTGACTTATTTAAAGTTTCCTGCACCTATAGACGGAACAGGTAACTCTGGGGGTACACCAGACATGCCAGAACATACACACGAGGAAATCGTTAATGTTGCGGTAAGAAAGATTCTTCTAACTATAGAAGGTCCTGGCTACCAAGGGCAAGGTCAAGAGGTTAGCATCATGGAATAATATAAAAAATCTAAGATAGAACAAGAGATGAAAAAAGCATTATTAATTATTAAATCCTAAAAAAATGGGTATCAATCGAAGAAAAAATTCTGGTAGTAGAAAATACTACATATCAGATGCTTACTCCGCAACCGACTTTGAGTACGGTGTGGCTTGTAAGTTAGGTGCTGACAGTAGTGCCACAAACTTAAAATTAGATGGTGTAGCTTACGCTGGGCCACTAGAAATTCGTAAAGATGATTTCATCGCTGTAACTAGAGTAGCTGCTGCTGCTGGTGTAGGGTCTGTAGTAAGACTTACAATGGCTAACAACACTGGTTTAGTTGACGGAAGTGAACTTGACTTTACTATTAAAAACATCATTCTAGACGATAGAGCTGGTGGTCAGTTAATTAAAAAGACATTCAAAATTGTCTTTACTGCAACAGACGTAGCTTCAACAGATGCTATGAATGACAGAATCTTATCTGAACTACAATCGTTCTTTGGTTCTGTTGCTCCTCACTACACAGTTACTGAGCAGTCTGCTACAACAATCGACATCGAAGATAACATCGGTGGTTCTTTAGCTCACGCTAAGAAGAACGGTTACTTAGAAGGTGAAGTAGAATTAGGTTTTACTTCAAACTCTACAAACGTTACTGGTGCAGTTCAAACTGCTGCTACTAAGCCAGAAGGTGTAAGAGGTGTAATCAACAGATTTGTTGACGAAGCTGACTTCTCTACAGGAGACAGCTACACAACTGTAACTATCGAG